CGGTGCAGCTTGTCCTCGCCAAATTGCTCCTTGAGCTCTTTGACGGTCGGCTTCCACTTGAAGTAGATCTCGCCCAGATCGCCGGTCGCCATCTCCGACCATGCGCAGTCCCGAAGGTGCCAGCACCGATAGAGCAGGTGCGGCGTCTGGGCGTTCCAGTTCATGTCGCGGGTGATCAGGCATTGGCCGAAAGCGGCGAAATCGGCATCGCCCTCGGAGGTCGCACGGATGAAATTGGCGCGGCGGTCATACATGAACCAGCGCATACGCTTGGTCGCCCACTCGAGCCACATCTTGCCGGCCCGAGAAACGGTATCCATATCGTCAACCAGTATGCCAAACCACTCCTTTTTCCGTGGCCTCAACATAGCGGCGAAGGCGTTGCTCAAATCCCGGTGAACCAGGATTGGATACGAAGAATACAAATGCTCTGCGAACTCCTCGCCCACGTAGCGCCTGATCGTAAAATCGGCCCTTTGCGGGTAGAAGTTCTCTGCGATTTCTTGCCATAACGTGGTGATCGCTTTGCGGTCGCTATAAAGCTGGCCAGCGCGTTCGCATATCTCGCGGGGTCTCATCCGAGCATATCCTCGCCGTTATCAGTGAGTACGTTGCGAACTCGGGATCCGCGGCGCGTTGCGGCCTTGCGGCGCTCGTTGCGCTTGATGACTTCCTCGTCTGGCATCGATGCGCCGGCGTACATCTTGTCGAGTTTGATTTGACGCTTCTCGCTGGCACTCATGCCGGATCCGAACATACTGCCCATCAATGCCTCCTTGCATGCTTGCGACGAGGACCCATGTTGACCGATGGACGTCGCTTGCCGCCAAAGTTACCAGTTCTCTGATCGTCACGCCACTGGGCCAGATGCGTGACTGATTTGGCGCCTGCGGCCCAGGACATGACGACAGCGTCGGCCTTGTCCGGCGAATGGCCCAGTTCCTTGACCAGATCCTTTTTCGGCGTGACTTTGATGCCTTGCGGGACCAGTTCCCACTTGAGGGCGCAGAGCTCGGCCACGAGCTCGGGATCGTCGGGCAGCGCGATCGGGGAACCGCCATCTTGCTCCGGATCGAGGGCTTCCATGAATTTCCAGTAGACCTCGGCGCGCTTGTTGAAAAATTTGAGATGTTTCGACTTGGTCCGGCCGACCGACTTGTCCATGCCCATGTGCCGGATGCACTGGACGCCGTTTTCATCCAGATGCGCGTATGCCTCGGCGCCGTTGACCTCACCCACGTCAATCACGGGCATAGCGCCGTCGCGGCGGTATTTGAGCACCAGAGCGGCGACATCGCGGCCGTGCGGTGTTTCCTTGCCCGGTACGGCGATCAGTTTCGGGTAGAAGCCGTCATATCGCGGTGCGAGCACGGTTTTGTCCTTGGAGCGGGCACAGTCGACGCCGATCGCGCACATAGGCACTCCTGACGGCGGCTGGCCCTCAGCTTCCAGCCAGCGGTTCTGCGCAGCGTGGACCCACGCCATCGGGACGACCTGATCGACTTCATCCTTTCGCGCGGCCATAAAGTTGCCGTCGCGGATAGCCGAGCGCAGCGGCTCCGGCAGCGCGTCCAGTTGTGCTGCGTAATTGGTGTTGGCGAGGAACGGGTTGTCCGACAGGTGTGCCGGAATGAACGTCCTTGAGAGCGGTTTCAGGTACAGCGGCTCGCCGGTTTTCTCGTCGAATTTGCCGCTTGGGATTTTGACATCGGGGCCCTCGACCCACTGATCGAACGTATTGCCCGAGGCATCCTGGCTGGTGACGCACCATCGGAGCTCGCCGTATTCAGCCGGATCGGGGTAGCGAGGATCGAGCCACGGGGCGAACATGGCGATAATCCAGACGCCCTGTGAGTTGATTGGCGGGTTAGAGCCCAGGACGACCCGGCATCGTTGGCCCTCTTTGGTGGAGCGGTTCCAGCCCATGAGAAACCGGACTTGGTGTTCACGGTTCTGGACGACCTCGTCAATGTAGATCAGATCGTGTGGCTGGCCCTGCCATGCTTCCTCGCTACCCTCCTCCGACAGCGCGCCAAAGTCGATGAGTTTTTTGTTGATCGTGACCAGACGTGGCGGGCTGGACCCGTTGTAGCCCTTTTCGGTCGAGTTAATTTCCTTGGCCCGATCGGTGATTCCGCGCAGATCGGTGTATTGGCGGCGAATGATCAGGGAGCGTTCATGCTGAGTGAACGCGAGGCCCAGACCGAGATCGGTCTTGCCACCCCCACCCTCACCCCCGTATAGCAAAATATCGGCTTCTGACAGCATGGCCTCGAGTTGTGGCCCTGCCGATGGGATCCACAATTCGTTCTGAGATCGTTTATCGATCAGCGCATCGAGCTCGTGCCGCTCGGCCTCTGGCAGCTGTTCGTACATGGCCAGTGCCTCGTCGACGCTCATTTGCTCAATGCTTGCGCTCATCAGTGCATTCCTGCCCCGGCGCCGTTAATCGGCCTTTTTGGCATCTGCAGCTTTGCCTCATCGATCAGGAAAGCCTCGTGCTCTGGCTTGGTTTTCATGCCACCAACACGTATGCGGATCTCGACACCATTGGGCGCGCGAACCACGGCATCGGTGTAATCCATGCCCTCGCGCATGGTGTAGGCCGTGCGCATGACCTGCCACGGCTCATTGATCTTTTCAGTTTGTTCTGACACGGATTCCCTCCTCGAGGACGCGGTCTAGCCGGCGGTGCTGGCGGTGACTCAAAACCAGTTTTCGTGCAGCGTCGTAGCCATCAGGCATATTTCCGGTCAGCCGATACCAGCGAGCCACCCAGGACTCGCCGGTACGGCGGTCAAATTCCGGCGCCTGTGCGGGCTTCACTCCTCAGCGGGAGCCTCCTCGCTCTCGCCAGCTTGGCCAACACCGCGCTTGCGCGCTTCTTTTTCGCGCGAATTTTTCGCCATATTCTTCTGAGCGGCTTTGCGCTTTTCAGCCTGCGTCGGCTCGCGCTCCGGCACGTCAGCCGCCTCCGGCTCCGACGGATCTGTGGCCTCATCGGGCCGCGATTCATCGATCGCGTCCGAAACGGTCGTCTCAGGCGCGTCTGGTGCTTCTACGTTGGTCTCATCCGACATGTCATCTCCTCATCAGTCGTTGTCGTTGTAAACGCTTCAATTTGGTCCGTAGGCGATTCCGTGCCCGTTTCTTGCGCTGAGCCACATCCTTGTTCTGGCTCGAGGCCCGTATCTTACGCCCCTTGACCTCAGATCGTCCAAACCCGTGTTTGACGACATACCGGCCACGGCGGGCAATAGCCGCCCGTTCCCGCCAGTAACGCTGCTGGCGCCGGAATTCCGCGCGCGCCGCTTCACCCGGCGTCACTTCGGAACCTCCACGCACCGGGCCACACCCTGCAGCTGAAATCCATCGTGCGGATTCCGCGCAAAAAGCGTCTCCACGAAATCCTCGCAATCCCCGACCGCATACCAGCCGCTAAATCGCTCCAACGGCTGCAAGTCCCCATCGGGCCCCAATATCCAGAGCAAAAGCACAATTTCCATCATTTTTTAAAATTCCTGCGGGCAAAAGCGCACAGCAAGGGCTCCTGCCCGGGCGGTGGCCACCGGAAATTTTCCGGTAGTTTCATTAGAAACAACTTCCCTGCGGTTTCCAGGACAAAATGTACGAGCGCGCCCCACACCCCCCAGTCCCCGCGGCCACAGCGGCCCCCCGGCGTGGTAATTGGGACCTCTATCAAACCTCATCGTCCCTTACGCGCGGTTCATCTATGGCGCTGAGCTCGATCTCATTCGGTGAGGCAGGCAGGGCAGGCGAGGCGGGCAGGTCTGGCGCTTGCGGGCTGGCCTCGACCTCACCCTCGAGGAGCGCACCGCTGGCCGAGTCCTGAGCAGCGAACGAGATCAGGCGGCGCATGCGCTCCCGGTCGGACAAGGTGACAGTGTGCTCCACGTTGCCGCTATGCTGGTGCTCGACCCGATCGCCGTACACCTTGGGGGCTAGCTTGGCCATCAGGAACCGGCGGGCATCCACCTGCAGCCGGCTGCGCTGGACGCTGGCGCTATTCGGCCGGCCATCCTCGTCGAGATCCAGCGTGTCGTCGTCCGCGATCTCGAGCATGTCGTCGCCCATTGACTCCATGCCGATTTCGCGCGCTCGGGCGTACAGGTCGCCAAAGGCCGGCATTCTCATGCGCCACTGGTGCACCGTTTGCCGTGCGGGCATGCCGGGGGTCCTGCAGATCTGGCTCAGGGTCTCACCGTCCGCGAGTCTTGCGCATAGCAGCTGAGCCAACGCCGGCGTGTATGTCGTGGGCCTTCCTATCCCCCGTGATTCGGGAGCGGCTGGCAGGTCGATGACTTGGGGCTCTTGGGTTACAGGCTGCGCATCGCTGTTTGACATATGTCCTCGGTCAGGGGCTTGGAGGGTGCGAAAATCCTAGCGCATTAAATGAGTCCTTGACACCCCGGGCCGCTGGCCCTATCGTCGGTAGTGCTGGCCGATGTCGTGCCAGCCGGGGCCGCAGACCCCGCCAACAACAACCGCGAGGAGTGTCACGAAATGACTACACGCAAACCTTGGACTGAGCTCGAGAATCAGGCTGTCATCAACCTGTATTTCACGATGCTCGACTGTGCTCTGGCCGGCGAGGCCTACACCAAGAGCCACCTGATCAAGTTAGCCCAATGCAACAGCGTCACCGGCATCAGCACCAGCCCGGGGCCGCTGTTCAACCGCAGCCGCGGCAGCATCGAGGCCAAGTTGATGAACGCCACGGCCGCACACCGCGACCTGTACCCCGGCGACGTCACAATGGACGGCTTCGGATACCGGGCGCTCGCCAACTATCAGGCATCGCTCAAGCAGGCCATGCAGGACGAGCTCAACCGACGCCACGACCACGAGAGGGCAACGGCATGAGCCTGATCCGACTCGATCGGCTCGACGTCACACGGCTGGCCGCGGACTATTCCGCGGCTATCCGTGCCGAGCTCACAGCCGACCAGCTGGACAAGGTCCGGACTCAGAACGAGGCCGAGCACACCCAGGGTGTTGACCACGTCCACGACTTCACCGACGCCGGCGAGATCCTTGCCGAGTGCGTTCACCTGCAGCGCCCCGGCGCTACCTTGTCGGACTACGCCGACGAGATGAACGAGGCGGCCGCGAAGGCCAAGGCCAGCGGCTACCGCCTCCACCGAATTCTAGTGGCTTGCGAGTACAGCGGCACCGTCCGCGACGAGTTCGCAAGACTGGGCCACAGCGCCGAGTCCTGCGACATACTCCCGAGCGACAGCCCCGGCGGGATCCATCACCAGCGAGACGTCCGCGAGATCCTCGGAGACGGATACAGCATGATGATCGCGCACCCGCCGTGCACTTACCTCACGACCAGCGCCGAATGGGCTTACAAGGACGACGGCGACGGTCGCAACATCAAACCCGGCACCCTGATCGGCGCAGAGCGCCGCGCAGCCCGGGCCGAGGCCCTCGAGTTCGTTCGCGACCTCATGGCGGCACCGATTGACCAGTGGGCGATCGAGAACCCCAAGAGCGTCATAAGCGGTCAGATACGCAAAGCCGACCAGATGATCCAGCCCTATCAATTCGGCCACGATCACAGCAAGCAGACGTGTCTCTGGCTCGAGAACCTCGAGAAGCTCGAGGCCGACCCGGCCGAGTATGTCGAGCCCCGGCTCGAGCAGTACAAGGGCAAGACTGTAAAACGCTGGTCGAACCAATGCCCGAGCGGTGCCGATCGCACCGGCCCGAGCGCCGACCGCTGGAAGATTCGCAGCACCTTTTTCAAGGGCGTGGCCCGAGCCATGGCCGAGCAATGGGGCGGCATCAAAGCCGCCACCCGGCCGGCCCCAGTCACGCCGATCACTGGCCAAATGGAGCTATTCGCATGAGCACCAACAAGCGCAGCCAATGGCGGGACCTTGCCAACCGCGGGGCCGTGTTCTTTTGCAGCCACAGCGGCGGCAAGGACTCGCAAGCCATGTACGCCTATTTGCGCCGCATCGGGATCCCGCGGGATCAGATATGCGTGGTCCACGCCAATCTGGGCGAGGTCGAGTGGCCGGGAGTTATCGAGCATATCGAGCGCAACATCGACCACCGGCTCCACGTTGTTAAGGCCGGGAAAACCCTGCTCGAAATGGTCGAGCGCCGGCACGAGAGCCGGCCAGATGTACCGCCGTGGCCGAGCCCCAAGCACCGCCAGTGCACCAGCGACCTCAAGCGCGGGCCTATTCAAAAG